CACCTTCTGATACAGGTGGGCAAACTATTACTGGATATACTGCAACAAGTAATCCTAGTAACATAACTGGCACAGCAGCTTCAAGTCCGATTACAGTTACAGGATTGACTAACGGCACAGCTTACACATTTACAGTAGCAGCAACTAATGTATCTGGAACTGGTGCAAGTAGTTCTGCAAGCAATAGTGTTACGCCTAGTGCTACTTCAGTACCTGATGCGCCTACTATTACAAGTGTGTCTATTTCTGCTGATGCTATTGCAACTATTAACTTTACTGCGCCCTATAATGGTAATAGCCCAATTACAAGCTATACAGCCACAAGTTCGTATGGTGAAACTGGAACTGTTAGTCAAAGTGGTAGCGGTTCAGTTAATGTGACTATAGCAAGAACTAGAGCAACTACATTTACGCTAACAGCCACTAACGCTATAGGAACTAGCGTTCCAAGCAGTATTAGTTCTTCAGTTACAGCACCTCCAACTGTGGGCCAAGCCTATGGTGGGGGTTTCTTTGCAGGACAGTTAAACATATCAAACGCACGTTACTGGATAATTGTAGCACCTAAAGCTACTGGAAATGTTAGTAATACTACATGGGGCCCAAGTGGAGTAACAACTGGATTTACTTCAACAATTAATGGGCCAGCAAACTCAGCGGGACTGGCTGCATTAGGAGCTACTTATCCTGCTGCTACATTCTGTGAGAACTTGACTATTGGTGGTTATAGTGATTGGTATTTGCCAGCTAGAGATGAGCTTGAGGTTTGCTATTATTTCTTAAAACCGACAACAGATAATAATGATATTCGGGCTGGGAGTAATGCTTATGCTGTTGCACCAGAACCTATTAGTACAAATCACACTCTTACTTCACCTGCTCAAACGATTGCAGGTATTGGGTTTAGAGATGGTGAAACTAATGCGTTTACAATTTCTCCAAACCATTATTACCGCACATCTACAGAACTTAGTAGCACTGATGATATGATTTTAAGTTTTATCGGAGGATTTGTTAATCAATACGGTAAAACTTGGAACGGTGGTTCAGTCAGAGCTATTCGTAGAATTGCTGTCTAACTATTTTAAAGGATTATATGTATATCAAACTAACCAATATAGATGCAGATACAAAGATACTCTGTACACAAGAGCCAATGAAAACTGGGCCAGCCTTACCAGAAGTAAAAGGTTTTCAATTTAACTTTGCTAATGAAAGTATCTATCCAATAGATACAAGTTCAGAAGGAACTTATCTAGAAACTCCTTTATACTATGGTACTTGTGACGATGATGCTGATACTTCTTTAACTGGGGTAGTTAAAGTGCTTACTGAAGCAGAGTTTAACGCAGACAAAGAAACTGAGCATCAATCTAGAAAACCATATCCTTCTTGGGTAGGTGATTTAGCTACTATGAGTTGGAATCCTCCAGTACCTTATCCGCAAGATGGAAATTTCTATCAGTGGGATGAGTCAACTGTGTCTTGGGTATTAGTTCCTAGTTTAATAGCTTAGTAAAGTAACCGAGCCTAGCGGATTCTAGGCAACTCTTTCCGAGGTTTATATGTCTATCTTTGATGATTTAGTAGAAACAGTAAAAGATGCCGCTGAAGTTGCTATTGAGACAGCAGTTCCTATTCTTCCCCATGAAATTGTAGAAACAGTTGTTGATGTAACGGTAGATTCAGTAGTTGATGTAGTGTCTGAAGCTATTTCTTAGCCTAAAAGCCTATGGACTTTCTAAACTTTATAACTGAAGTAGGATTTCCAATAGCAGCTGCTTGCGTGGGGATGTATTTTGTCTTCCTCACGCAGAAGTTTATCCTAGATTCTGTACTTGAGAAGGTTAAAAACCTTATTAATATTATTCAGCAATTAGACAAACGTGTGACATCAATGTCTAATGACATCGTGCATATTGATAATTTAATGTGCAAAGCATTAAAAATCCCTCCTGATGACATAAAACAAGGAAAGTGATATGGAACTTAAAGATGTGGCTGAGTATATTAATCAATACGGATTTCCAATTATTGCATCAATTGGAATGGGATACATTGTCTATTATGTTTGGACTTGGACTACAACAATTATAAAACCCATTCTCGATGAAGCCTATGTGGTACTTGTGACACTCATAGACCAAATACGCATATTAGATTCAGATATGATTAGATTGAAACAGAAATTAAGCACGGTGTTACTACTCAAAACACCACATGAATAACTTGACAAAAACACGAAAATCGTGTAATGTAGCACAATCAAATCAAGGAGTTATTTAATGTTTATCGTAGAAGATGGTACTGGAAAAGTGGATGCTAATTCGTATTGTAGCGTTGCGTTTGCAAATACTTACTTCACGGAAAGAGCAAACGAAACATGGGTTGATACCGATACAGATAAAAAACAAGCCGCATTAATTAAAGCAACTGATTATATTGAACTTAGATATGCTGTTCAATTTGCTGGCACAAGAATGTATCCAGATAATCCACAAGCATTGTCTTTCCCGAGATATGATAATTCAAGTAAACCAATTGGTGTACCACTTGCTATTCAAAAAGCAACTTGTGAATATGCAATCCGTGCATTGAGTGCTGAATTAACAACTGATTATTCAAATGAAGTTGGTGTGAATACACGAATCAAAGTTGGCTCAATAGAAAAAGAAACCTCATATCCAACTAAAATCATTTCACAAAAAGTATATAAAAGTTATCCTGCGGCAGATAAATTAGTCGCACTTTATTTGAAAGCTAATTCTTCACAGGTGATTCGATGAATTGGGGTGAGTTAGTTCTTGAAGTCGATGACGTAATTACTGAGATGGGACAACCCATCACAATTACTTCTGTGACACAAGGAACATATGACCCTGCTTTAGGTAAATCAACTGACACTGTGAAAAATATTACTTCAATAGGTGTATTATTTGACTATGGTGACCAAGATATTAATGGGACAACCATTATGCGTGGTGATAAAAAACTGCTTGTTAAGCCTTCAGGTTTAACTTCTGTGACCACTAACGACACTGTGTTAATTGGTTCAACTAGATATCACATCGTTTCTGTGACTCAAACAAATCCAGCAGGAACAAATCTCCTTTATGAATTAGGGATTAGAGGGACAGCCTAATGGCTGATTACAGTGAGTCCATATTAATTAGTAACCTTACAAAACAAGTAGAAGCAAAAGCAAAAAAGGTTATTGATAGAACATTAGAAAAAGTTGTAAATGAGTTAATGGAAACATCACCTGTAGGTGAACCCAATTTGTGGAAATGGAAACCAAAACCTGATTATGAAGCAGGTCACTATAAAGCAAATTGGCAACACACAATTGATTCACCTGCTACAGAAGAAATAGAAGGTGAGGATATTGAAGGCACAGCAACTCGTGCTAGAATGTTAAACAACATTAAAAATAATAATAAATTACTCACAAAACACTATTTCACGAACAATACAAAGTACGCAAGTACAATAGAATATCAAAATTGGGCGATTCATAATGAAACCCCACGATTACAAGGACTTGTTGCATCAAATGCTATTAGAAAAGTCCCCACATTTTTAGCAGAATCAATTAGGGAGGTAGGATGAGCCAAATCAAAATTAGAGCTGCATTAGAGACTGCCCTAGCCACGATTACACCGAGTATCGATACTCAGTATGAAAATACTGCTTACACGCCTAAAACAGGTGTTCCTTATCAATCTGTGTCACTTGTTGTTAATTCCACTAACCCAACACTTGGTGATGCTTTCTATCGTGAGATTGGAATAATGTTGATTACACTTCATTATCCATTATTGGGCGGTACATTTGATGTGATGACTCAAGCAGAAAAGATTCGTGCTAAGTTTAAACGTGGTCAAACATTTACAAAAGATAATATCTCAGTTCTCTGTGATAAAACACCAGATATTCGGTCACTCCCTAATGAGCCAGACCGTTTTGTTGTAGCAGTAAAAATATATTTTTATAGTAATATTATTTCTTAAGAAAGGAGTTTCACAATGGCAGTTTCTATTGCATCGGGTATTTTTAAGACCCTAAGCTATGCTAAAGAATTCGAGCTTGGTAAAGTCCAAGATACAGCGGGTGAAGGCTTGACTTCTCCTGCAAGTATTGCAGTATCAACTGGTATTGCACAAGGTGACAATTTAGCATTAGGTACAAACTTAACTGTAACGGGTTTATTGGCTATTGGTCAATTATTCCAAATTGGTTCTGATAAATATAAAGTTTCAGCAGTAACCACAAACACATCAGGTAACACAACTGCTGCATCAATCGTCAGTTTAATCGCTGGTGATGCTAAGGCATTAAACAACTATTCTGCTGGTGTTAAAGTTACTTTATTAGCTTCAACTGAAGAGTTCCCAATCACAACTGCAAGCACTCCTGCTATTGGTCAAGCACCAACTGCGGCAACAACTGGCGCAACAGGTACTGGTACTGCGGGTCTTTCAACTTTAGCTATTGGTGGATTCACAGCGGGTATCATCCCTGTGGGTCAACGTCTATCTATTGGCGGTAATGCTTATATCGTAACCGCATCTGTTGCAACTGGTGTGGTAACTACATCTGTAACAGTATTCCCTGTATTAGTAACAAGTCCTTCATCAGGTGCAATTACTTTTGTAACTTCAATTACAGGTAAATATTTAAGACGTGTTAGTTCTAACATGAACTTAAAATTACAAACATTCAAATCAAACGAAATTCGTACTGATATGCAACGTGCTGACCTTGCGGTTGGTGGTCGTACTGTAGATGGTACAATTTCTGGTGAGTTATCTAACAAAACCTATGCTGATTTCATTGGTTCTACACTCCGTAGAGATTTCACAACAGGTGCAACAGCATCTTCTGTGGCAATTACAGCAGCAACTGCAACTAAAGATACTCCACGTTTGACATTAGTTACATCAACAGATACCACTGCAACTTTAAAAGTTGGTGACGTTGTTTATACATCTGCTTGGGGTAATACTACATTAAACGCTTTCAATAACTATAACTTTATCGTTATTGAAAACACTGCGACTAAAATTGTATTGGATTTATTGAAAGATAACTTCTCTGCGAACATTGCATTAACTGGTTTAGCAATTTCTCCAAGTTTTGTGGTTAAAGGTAAAAAAACCTATATCCCAAAATCAAATCACACTAAAGATTCATATGCGATTGAGCATTGGTATTCTGATATTGGTGAATCACAATTGTTCTTGGGTTGCCGTCCAACTCAATTAGCAATTAAATTGTCTCCATCTGCGATGTCAACTATTGATATCACTGTTATGGGTACTGCATCTAAATCAGCTCAGATTCAACAATTGGCAAACCCAACTGCTTCTGGTACTGATACAACAATTAGTGCTACTACTGGTGCGCTTTATATCAAAAACAAAAAAGGTACATCTGCTGTACTTGAAAAAGTTGGCTTGTTGACTTCATTTGATATCACAGTAAACGGTAACGGTTCTAACGCATCGGTTATTGGTTCAGACCAAACACCTGATATCTTCTTGGGTTCACTTGACGTAACAGGTAACAGTTCTATTTACTTCTTAGATGGTAAATACCGTGATGCCTTCTTAAACCAAGATGAAGTATCTATTATCGCTGTATTCCGTGCTGACGGTGATGCAAATGGTCAATTCATTTCATTAGTATTACCTAAAGTTAAATTCAGTGACGCGAGTGTTAACGATGGTGAATCTGGTTTGTTATTAACAATGCCATTCACTGCGACTTTGTACTCTGTGGCAATTGGTTCTACAAACTTTGAAGAAACAACTGTTCAGATTCAAGACTCTGCGCTTTAAAAAATAACTTTCTCCCGAAGTTAGACTGATTGACCCTCGAAAGAGGGTCTTTCTTTTTGTAGTAAATTACTTGACTTTAGTTAGGGTGACGTGGTAAGATTATTATGTTGCATAAGCAATTTTACTAACCAAAATTGAAGGACTTTCCATATGGCAATCTCATTAAAATCGCTCAATGTTGAAGCGGCTTGTGATACCCCTTACGACTTAGATATTGTTGATGAACAAACAGGTAAATCAACAGGTATTACATTAAAAGTTATTGGCGCACATAGCCAAGTGATTACCAAACTTGTTGCAAAAGCTGTTAATGCTAAACGCCAAGCAGAATCACAAATGACAAAAAAAGGCAAAGATGTACCAGTAACTAAAGTTGAAGACGACTTAGAGTTTGGTATTGAGTTAGCTGCAAAACGTATTGTAGGCTGGTCTGGTATTGAAGAAACATTCACACCAGAACTCGCTTTTGAATTGTGCAAAACAAATCCTGTGATTCGTGACCAAGTAGTCACTGCTTCAGAAGATATGTCGCACTATACAAAATAGTTTTCTTATAATAAGAAAAACACTAAACCCTATTGAGGAACATCTTCAATAGGGTTTTCTTTTATCTGCTGACATTGACAAATCTGATAAACTGTGAAATAATAATGAGACATATACCATACCTAACCATATGAATATTTTACCTATTTGTGAAACACCTTATGAATTTGAAGTCATCTCTGACATTACGGGTCAAGGGATGGGAGTTTATATAAGTGTCATATCACAATATGCTAAACGAGTAAATTTCAACACAAAAGGCACGTTATTATTTAAACAACGTGTGGCTCAAATAAAAGAATTATCCCCTTCTTCTGATTCATTTTTTAGTGTGGAAGAAGAACGTGATTTTGAAATTCAATCATCTGTCCTTAGAACTGTTGGTTGGCGTGGAGTTGAAGAAGAATTTACTTACGAGAATATTCTTGATGTGTGTTCAACTAATCAATCTATACGAAAGCAAATAACTCAAGCATCAAATGGTGTGGGGTTATTTTTAGATTCATTAGTTGAACAATTAGTTGAATATACTAAAAACGAATTAAAACTATCCGAGAAACAAAAGGATGGTGCAACCTATAGGGAACATCTTAAGGCTGTCGAGGAAATGACAGGGATTACCCCACAAG